CGTATACCATAATTATCAATTCATTTATTTTAGCCCCCGCTCACGGCTCGAACGTGAGTGCTTGCCTATCGGGGTGCACGATGGACAAAAATTACAACGTTTCTTTGCTTTTATCTATATATTCCTTGCAAAACTGGTGGTCTATTACCGCCTCTACATTCAGTGTTTTTGCCGATAACAAGGTCATTGTGTAAGGAGGTAATTCTTTATCATCATCAGCCACACGCATATAAGTTTCATAAAACGCCTCGCTTAGTACTTTTGCTTCTTCTGCATTAGGTGCTTTCACTAAAAAGCGCATTGGGTAAGATTCTTTATTTACCATTATTTCTACCTCTATCTGATAGAACTTATTTTGATCCTCATCGCTGTTTTTCTTTGCCAATGATACAAGAGTAAAATACTGCTGCTCTTTGAGCGATTTTATTTCAAACGTTCCCTTATAATGCTGCTCCACATAGTCGGTAATGATTTGTTGTGCTACGGCAGCACTATTGGCATACAGATAAAACGTGCGCTTTTTGTCATTGTCATCTACCACTGCCGTCCAAATGGTAGCACTACCTCCTACCAATCGTGCTGAGCGTTGTAGGTTGCTAACAGATACTTCTTTTAGTTCGCCGCTATCCATAAAGAATTTGATAGTTTGCAGGTTGTCATCAGTTAGTTCTTCACCTTGATAAAGGATAATCTCCCTGCGCTCAATAGGTACAAACTCGCCCGTATCCTCATCAACAAATTTTTCTTCCCAACGACGATAGAGATTTTCGGTTAGGTATTTACCTTTTAAGGCGGTAAGGTCTGATGTTGTGAGTACCACCTCATTAAATCGGCTTACTGTTTCTTTTTTCATTGCTTATTTTACTTTAAAACTTGTTTATTTATATTTTTACTTTGATATTCAGTGTTTTATAACTTGTTTTTGTCCTTGCTTAACAGGTGGAAAAACTTGCTTAATACCCTGTTTTTGCTATCCTTAAATTCTCTTTTTCATAACTCAAAAGACTTCTAAGGGCTTCTATCTGATGCGTACAAGTACGGTTAATACGCTCCAACCAATCTACAAGGAATTGTTCCTCCTGAGCTATACCCTTAACTAAGGCATTTTGGGCCGTTGCCGATAGATATTGCTCTTTTGCTATGGCTATGATAGTCTTTGTAATTTCCAACGTTGTACGTTGGTTGTAGAGGTACTTTGCCTTTGCAAGCATTTCTCCACTACGTGCCAAGTAAACAGATAATGTTTTAATACGCTCCACCATTTCCTCAGGACTATCAGAGCATTCAATTTCTAAATAACTCTGAATATCTTTTGCTTCTTTTTTTAGTGCTTCCATTTTGTCTTTATTTTGAAAGCAAGGCAGGACTCGAACCTACTACTATCCCGATTGATGCTTGTTTTTTGTTGTGTTAATTACTTAACATTCACGGAACTCCGCTATTAATTCCTTTGTTTTTTCATATACAACTTCGCCGTTTTCCGTAACTTTACTAACGTAATAATCTATTCCATTTACACCATCAGGTTCTTCATCTTCAAGATACTCAAATGGACTTTCTTCAAAAATATCCATTGCTTCTTCATAGCTTTCTGCTTCTACAATAGCCGTGTACTCACTTTCTTCCACGTGGCTAAATTTAATTACATACTTGTTCATTTTTTATTTATTTTAAATTGTTTTCTAAAAAGGCGTTCCGTCATCTTGTGTGGGGGCTTGCCCGTACTGGTTAAACATTTGCCCCTGCTGGTATTGCGGCTGTCCTTGTGGTGGGTACGCTTGTGCTTGTTGGGGCGGTGCGTATTGCGGTTGCTGTTGGTAACCTTGGGGATGTTGTGCATAACCTTGGGCTTGCTGGTATTGAGGTTGCTGGTATTGTTGTGCTACATTCGTGGTTTGAATGAGTTCAATTTTCCAACCCTCAATTGTGTTGAAGTACTTAACCTCGCCTTGTTGGTTTGTCCACTCTCTACCGCGTAAGTTAAAGTGTACCCTTACATTCTGACCTACTTTCAAATTGTTGAGCAAATCACAACGCTGTTGCGTGAATTGTATGAGAATATCATTAGGATATTGCTCTTCTGTGGTGATAACTAAATCACGCTTTTGAAAACCGTTTTGCCCTACTGTTTCGGGGGCAAATATTTGTTTAATTCGTCCTTGTATTTCCATAGTATTTTAATTTTCAACTGTAAAACCGATTTCTTCACCTAATCGTTCAACTTCGTTTGATAACTGAATAACATCAGGGTCTTTTTTTATTTCTTCCAAATTATACAAATGCCGATACCTTTCTTCAAAATAAATCAAAAGACCTCTTGTAATAAGACACTTTTCTTTTGTTGCTTCAAGTGCTACTTTGATTTCTTGTAAAGCACTCATTATTTTGTTTTTGTTTTCCATAGTTATAATAAAGGTTTTGCGATTTCTAATAGTTCTCTTTGTTCTTTAAAGAATTTGTCTCTTATTTTTTTGCTTTTAAAAGATAAAACACGGGGATAATTTATTGAAGTTGGTTCAATTACAAAATCATCATTAAAACAAGTCTCTATTGTGTGTTTAATTGTTTTATCACTATCCCAATCAGGCTGCCAACCCTCGTTGTAATAGTCTCTAAGAAATAACAATCTTCTTAACACTTCAGCAGCATTTGCCAACTCTTGTGAAGGATAACCTCCAAATTCTTCCTTATCGTATTCACTTTTAGGCTCGTAAATTCTATCAGTTCCCGTCCACGCTTCCTCAAAAGTTGGTACAAGTGCTTTTTGTTCAAAGCCTTCAAAAATGTAAGGTTTTGTAGCAAGCGTTGGTTTAATGTCTGTATAATAACGCCCATCTGTGGTGTAAGAAAGTTCATTTATTCCCAACCCTTTATAATGTACCTTAATAGGATAATCATCAGACTCAACAACGCTTATAACTTTTCCTTCCTTATCTGGAAACACTAATTGGTCATAAACCTTCATCCCTACTTTAAATACTGTTTTCATTTGCTTAAAAAGCCGTTACTAAAACGCTTAGGTGCGAAAACCTCACGACTGCTGGTTTTACTATAATGATTTCCATACTATCGGTTAAGATAGTCCTTGTGCTCATTCGTGTTTATAAAAACTTCTACTTTTATGCAGTTCTAATACCTCGCTGCTTTCCTTTCTATTTGCCTCAATAAACGCCCTTGCTTGTTGTATGCTAAGGTGTGTATTGATATTGCCGTAAGCGTGCGTATATTCTCCCTTTGCGTGCGCTTCTTCTATCGCCTGCTGTATGTACTCCTCGCAGTAGTTATGCTCGATAGCATAGAGGTCGTAACCTTTGGCAGTAATACCCTCCAAGTGTGCTGTATCGGTAGCGTGGAATATCTTTTGCCCACTATTGAGGAATATTCGCCACCCTATATTTTGAACATCGTGATACAGCTTCACTGGCGACACTTTAAACGCCCCGTAATCGTATAACTTACCTACTTGCAATACATCAATATTCGTTAGCCCCTCCAACCTCTCTAAGAGGAAGTCAGCACAAGCAATGCGCAAGGTAGGTCGCTCGGCTTGTAATCGTTGCAAGGTTCGCAATTTCAGGTGGTCGCCGTGCTGGTGTGTGAGTAACACAATTTTCAAAGAACGTTTTACATCATTTAAGGCTTTGAGCGTAACGCCGCAATCTACCATTATTGCGTTATTGTATATCACGGCGTTACCCTCGCTACCTGAACTAATTACTTGTGTTTGTATCATACTTGTTTAAAATCTACTTGCTGAGGGGCTGGTGCGCCTGCTACTGCTTGCGCTATGGGGTGCACCGCTTCAGGTTCAGTAGGCTCGTTTTGCTCAATAACCTCTGCATCTATTATCGTACGCCCTTGATGCTCTACAACATCTTGCTCTTCTTGCATATACATTGCCCCTAATTGTACGGGAAACGCTTCACGTAAGGCTTGCACTTTAGCTACTTTACCTATCATCGTAGCCTTTTTCTCATTCCAGCTGCTTTGTTTCTTGTCGTATTCACTAAGATTAACTTTTGCAACAAAAGGCTTTGAACGGTCTTTGCGATATACCTTTGCCCACGCTCCTAATATCTCGTCTGTAGGTAGATGAAAATTGCCCTCAACTTCTATTACTTCATTATTTCGTAACAAAATAAGTCCAGCTTCTAATCCATCGTAACTTGGATTAGCTTCAGCACGTTTCATTAGCGCTTCTTTGCTGACAATCATTTGAGCAGGGTTGTTACCAAACTTAATAAGATACGCCTCATTAAGGAAAGGGTTTAATTGGTTGTACTTACAAATACTAATAAACATAGCCACCTCTTGGTCGGTTACCGTTGCATTACCCCTTGTTAAGTATGAGCGTACGATATTGTAAGATAGTTTAACAGGCTCGCCCGCTACTTTGTATTCTGTTTCTCCGTTTTTTGTTTTTGCAGGTTGCGTTTGTTGCAATACTGCTGGTTGAAATGTTTGATTTTCCATTGTGTTATACTTTGTATTGAATGTTATTATTATCTAAGAAAGTGCGTAACGCTCTAAGTTGTGCTCTTGTGCCTATCACTGTAAAAGCGGATTGCACAATCTCATTATCATAATCTTGTACCGCTTCTTGCACTGGTTCAGGTTGCGCTGCTGCTGGTTGTACCTCATTAATTACTTGTGCGGGTGCTTGCAAAGGAGTGACTTCTCTCGCCCTTGCTTCAGCGGCTAATCTCGCTTGCTCGGCTGCTGCTTTTTGCGCCTCGATACGCGCTAATTCAGCTTCACGTTGTTGCCTGCGATATTGTGCATTCTGTATCGCTCTTGTAACATCAAGCGTTTGTTTATATTCAGTTAGCATTTCAGCTTTAAACTCGTCAGGTTCATTTAGGCTTTCAATGAGTTGTATGCTTTTGGTTACCTCGCCTACAAAGTTTGCCACCTCATTTTTAAATTTCTTATCACTATCACTAATTGTAATATTCAGTGGCAAGCGTTCAAAGATGAGGAAGTCAATACCTTGCTGCTGGCACAACTCGGTAAAATACTCTTTGATACGTGCGCTTTTATCTTCTCTCAATCTATTTTCTACCTGATTGATTTTGTCTTTTAGCGTACTGTCTGCTTTGTCGTAGTGTACTTTGATATGCTCTTTGTACGCTTCTTCAAAGGCTTTATAAGGAACGTTCACCTGCTCTTTAATATACTTGCGTTGCTCTTCAAATATCGCAAGTTCTTTACTCAACATCGCGCGGGTATTTTTCGCACTCTTTAAAGTCTCATTAGTTACCAACTGGTTGTCGAGATTCAGTTCGGCGATTTTCGCTTCAATTTGTTGCCCTACTGCTTTGATTTTCTCATAAACAATAATAGGGGCTTGTTTCAGTGTTATTAATTGTTCATTCATTTGTATAAGTGTTTTTAGTTATTTTCTAAGTACTCTAATAGTTCTTTTTTGCTGCTGAAAACTTCTTTTTCGAGTAAAAAGAAATTAGGTAAATTAAATACTCTGTATTTAATCTCAGTGGTGTTTGTATTAGCTATGATATTAATATCTATAATAGCTACTTCGCTGCTTTTTATTCTATTTTCGTGCATAAAATAGACGGTTTGATTTGCGTTGTACTTTGTTTCTACTTTCATTTTGATATAGGTGTTAAGGTTATTTTCTTAAAATAAAGTGCCGTGCGTTATTGTGATGAATTATGTCCAGATTTTTAAAGAATAACACGGCACTTTTCAATGTATAGATTAATTGGAGATTTTTCTAATCATTTTGTTTATCTCATTGCGCTTTGTTCTCAACTCGTGCATAAACTCACTATTGCTAATCTCTTGCACGTTATACTTGCTATCTTGGTATAAATCAGGCATTAGTAATTCTCTGGTATTAATACTCGAATCATCTACTCTTATTGCTGTTAATGATGAGTATTTACCAAACAAAAACTCCTCATAAACTCTAATACACCAGCTAATACTCTCATACTTCACTCGGTAGCACTTATCTAATTCTAAGGTTGTGATTTGCTCTTTCATAGTTGTAATGATTTTTAATTGTTAAATAAACTGATGCCAATCGTGTGATAAACTCTCGTAGTAACGGTTGCGCTCGTCAATTCTATACTCTTTTACAAGTCTTTCGTACTCAGCTTCAAGTTTATCTTGTGCTTCAGCCCATTGTTCATTAGTAAGGTCGTAGTATATCGTATGTTTACCCACTCTCTTATAGAGTTCAGACTCAACGCTCAAAACACCCTTATTATAGCAGCCCGATAGGCGCATAGTGTAGCAGCCGCAATTAGCTTTTAAGTGCCACCACCCCTCGTGGTCGTTATCTTTTTCAGGGCGCAAAGCCGCTTTTAGCTTATCAAAAATAGACTTGGAAATGTAATCATCTTCATTCATAGTATGTTGAAGTAATAATGGTGATACAAGACCTTGCAATAAGTTTTCAAAGTCTTTTTCAATAGGCTTCTTGTCGCCTAAAGCGATGTTAAAAGCCTCTTTTTCAAAAGGCTCACACTCATTATAGCGTTTGCCTTCGTAGGTTACATAGCCACCTTGTAGAAGAATTTGGCTATTTTGTTTGGTAGTTTCGCTCATTTGTTGTATTTTTGCCATCGTATTAAAAAATTAATTAAGATTAAGATTCTAAGGCGGTGCTGGGATAGTACCGCTTTTTTTATTAGCTATTTTGTCGGTAGCGTTCGCATTCAGCGAAAAATTGCGCCTCATACTTTGATATATCTACCACTTTCTTTTGTCGTTTAGGAGACGGCTTGCTACCTTCCACAATAGCAAGCTCGTCATTAGTACGAATAATCTCATTTGCAAGAGTTCTTATTGCGCTTTCGAGACACAATTTTGTAGTCTCTAATTCTTTTATCTTACTCTTTAAGTGTCGTATTTGTTGCTGCTTGTTCATATCTCAACGTTCTATACTTATTAAGTAGTGTTTCTTTTTCTTTTTCGCTCTCAAACTCGAATAAATCATCTATATTGTCGGTTTTAGCGAACTTCTTTAAAGGTGTGTAATTTTCTATTTTCAGAAACATATAAGGTCGCATATACAACCAGTGGTAAATGGTTACTGGCGACTTTTTAACTTCGTTTGAAAAATCAGCCAATTGACTACTAATTAATTTACTTGCTTCGCTTGTTAATCTCATATTATTTATTACTTTTGCAATGTTAATAGTAACATTGCATTTTCACGGTGCAAATATACAAACATTTACTAACATAGCAAATATTTTTGTAAAAAATGTTAGCTTTTATT